CTGTCTGCTATCGCAGTCATCATGTATTGTTGCACATGTGGTGTCTTCAAAGCCTTGCTAGCGCTTACTCTTCCAGCTTCGCCGTCAGAGTAACCAGCAAGCTTTGCACAGTTCTTTATCGAATCGCCAGTTGCTACTAACGTATCAACCAGCTTCTTCTGTTTCTCGGTTAGCTTTACAAGTGTCATGCTTCGATTGTTGCCAATCTTCAGCACACTTGTCAATATGTTAATTGTGCCACATGGCACATTTCTCTGGGCGCTAATCATGGCTGTCGTGAATCAAGCCCTCTCGATGGAGAGGTCTTGACCCTTCGGGCTTCCATCCAAAGCGCTCAATCTACATGCTGACGCATGCAAGCTATCTGCTCTGTGCTACATTCTCTGCGAAGTTCCTTGCGTTCGTCAGTCGCTCCTCCGCACTATCACTTCACTACGGCAAGCAGTCGCTTGCTCTACGTTTCGTGTAGCTTGGTCGCTACCTTCCTCACTCCAGTCACCTCGAGTACGCACAGAGGACACACACACACGAGTTCCCATTTTACGAGATTGCTCGCTATACGCTCCGCTACGAGCAACTCCATGCAAGACTACCCTTTCGGCGTAGCTCAAGGGTAGCCACAAGAACATTGCCTACCAGCCAGTCATTCGGACAAGCCGAATAACGATGTCTGCTAGTCTATGAGCTTGTGGTGTAATCTTGCATTGGGCAAACATAGTCGCCACGCTCACGCGTCTCCTTGTTTGGTAGCGGACGAATCGAATAAAGATAGTAAAAAACAGGGCTTAGCCGTTTTATGTCCTCGTCTGCGCACCAGCTTGCTGGTGCTTGTCTCCTCGTAAAACGCTGTTTTTCACTATCTTTACCAGCAGACCTTGTCTGCTTTTCGAGTTCGCCCTTGCTTACCTAAAACTGTTAAAGGGAACTCGTATGTATGAGTTCTGTAATATAACTTAAAGAAGGAGTCTATCATGGACATCAAAACTAAAATCGACAAAGTAATCAGTACATATCGTATCACAGAAGACCACATGGATAACACATGGTCGAACATGCAGAAGGCACTCGACAAGAAGTCGACTGCCAATGTCTACGCTTCGCTTGACCCTCAGTTGGCTATGCTGAAGGTACTTGAGTACCTCATGGGAGATGGCAACATCTTTCATCCCTATGAGATGTACTTCAATATCGATGCAAGCGAGCATCGATACCAGAAGCAAGTCGGTACGACAGCTTCTGGGGATAAGATAATGGAGGACTCAGATGAAGTTGTCCCAACAGGACAACTTGGTACACTCCGCTTCATCCAACCAATCCTTGAGTCTTTTCACAAAAAGACTCGCGATGGCAAAGACAACTCTGCCATCGCACAGACCTTGAAGGTTGCTGGATACCAGCAAGCTAAAGCTCTACGAGATGCGACACTTGCCAACAAAGGAGCTGGTACTCGTGACAACGATTGCATCGAGCATGACATTGATAGGTCTGACACCAATACCGCAACTGCTAATCGCCTCTACGAGATTCAATCAGTTGTCGAAGCTTGGTACAAGGCAACTCAAGGAGAGGCTTTTGTTCCTTGGTCACAAAAGCAAGCACAAGCTGACACAGCTTCTGCTGAGCAAGAGCAAGCCTTGCTCGACCAAATCCGAGCTAATGCAAAGACACGCAAGGTACTCAGTAACCAAGTTACTGAGTCCAAGCTCAAAGAGCAAGCTGACGAAGCCGATGGCATCGACAGCTAAACCTTCAACTCGAGCAGTACCCATTGGGTACTGCTCTCTTTTCAGGAGATATATAATGATTCGCTACGCTCTCATCAATTTCATAATGCTAGCATGTACTTTGTACATGATAGCTGTGATTCTACTTGCCTTGTAGGCAAGTAGACCCACGAAATCTACATGCTTCGCATGGAATGTAAACCATCGCTCGCGCTCACGCTCTCGCGATGCCGTCCAAGTCAAGGCACGCGACACGGCGCGAGTGTTGCGCCGTGGACGTTTCGTTTCACACCAATGAAAAAAGATTGAGGATTGCCAAGCAAATCAGTTCCGATAACACAGTCTTTCCATCTCGCGTAAAGGTTCCCCTTCGGCGGCTTCGCCGACCTTGACGCTTGGAAAGGCCGTGTTATTCGGATGTTGTTTTTAAGGAGAAAGCTATGCTTAAATTGTATGAAGTCAATAGATACTGGGGTGTTGACCATCTGTTCGACAGCGAACTCAACAGCGTGCAGTATCACAGATTACTAAACAATGGTGACATACAGATATGGATGACATACTGTAAAGACCCACAGAAAACCATGTATGAACTGGTCGATGTCGCGTGTGGCGACAGCCGAGTTTACTCTCGATTGTCTGACGCAATGGCAATGGGTGTTCTATACTACATGGAGAAGCAACCCAGGTCAGCGACTATGGGTACGTTGCAAGTAACGAGTTGAATTAGTTGAACAATTAATCTATAATCATAAGTGGAGAAAACTATGACAGATGAAACATTTTATTATTGTAAAGAAATCGTAAAGCAGATTCAATATGCAGACCCAAATGCAATGAACTGCTGGGGAGTAATCGTTGGTCACAACTGCTTTGCATTGCCGGAAACAAAGGAACGCAGAGCTGGTATCAAGATGGAGACCAATGGCTTCAAGCACAAAGGTCGCGTTGATGTCGACCTTACTTGGGCAGATGATTACACAATAAAGTTTTACGACAAGAAACAAAACGTCATCAAGACTTTGGAGCGAGTGTATGCGCCAGAGCTTTGCCGTACTCTCGATATCCACATCGAGAGTGGACCTGATTCACCAGTTCAAGAGTTACAATTCACAACAACTGTCACGGAGGTAAACTAATGGACAGATACAAAACACAGAAGGATAAGATACTGCACCATCTCAAGACTCATGGTGGTATCACACCGAAAGAAGCACTCTTTCAGTATGGCTGTATGAGATTGTCAGCACAGATACTCAACATCAAAGAGGATGGAGTTCGGATTGTCACATTGATAAAACAAGATGGCGATGCACACTTTGCAGAGTATTGGCTAGAAGAGAGGTTCAAGAAGGAGCATGCTCAGACATACCAGTTTAACCTTGCCAACAGCGGCAAGGATATACCGCTACCAAAAGCATACTTCAAGAAGGACAGACAGTACTACGAAGACAGAGCTGATGAACACTTCCAAGAAATTTGAACATGTAGGAACATTCGTGTGGCATAACTTGACACACGATGTGCGAGTGAGTCGTGACTATCTCAACTATTCAGAGCATGGTATGCCCTATGTAGTTGACCACTTCGAACTCAATGTAACCGATGTAAATGGTAATACAGTAAAGAGTCCGCTGACAGAAACTGGGTATCGTTCGTATATGCTTGCGCGAAAGTCAGAGCATTACGGAGGTACAACTCATTGTGATACTCCTATAAGCAATGAGGAGTTTCTGTCCAGCTTAAAACAAAAACTAGGCGATGAGCCACAACAGAAGGAACTATTCTAATGAAATCAGTACGAGGAAAAGAAATGGTAACACTAGAAGAAAGACTGCGTAGAGATATGCTATTCTATGAATCATTATCAGAAGACGAACAACGCATACCATCAAGCAGTGTTCGTTATGATTTTGGTAGAGTCAAAGATGCTATCAAAGAAATTGTAGATTACTACGCATTTGTAGACGACACTAGAAATGAAACCAATGTACCGACCAATGGTGAAGCCAAAGTAGCTGGTCGTACAATACACTATGGGAGCGATGATGTCACATCCAGTCAATGATATGATACTAGCTGGTATCGAGGACAAGGTTAACTCAATGCCTTGCCTCGAGCTACTAAACTATTGTGATGAAGTAGGTATCAAAACAACTAATGTTCCAATGGAAGTTCTAATGGACTTGGTTATTGAAGACCTAACTGAAAGAGCAATGCAACCATAACATGTATCAGTTCTGGCACAAACCACCATACAGTAACCAGCGTGGTCTGATACAAAAAAGGGGAGGCATACAAGCCTCCCCAGTTTGAAGGATACTATCATGAAAAAACTTTCGTCTAATCAAGTTCGTATACTAGCAACAATAAAGCTATATCACGACAAGTCAAACCCAAAACCTCCACGAATAACAAATAGAGTTATTCGTAAAGAACTACCTGACCTCAAGCCAGGTACAATCAGCACAACTCTGCATACATTAGAACATAAATATGGATTCATAATAGCTGTAAAAGTTCATGACTACGAGCGAGTGTTGTATGCAAACAACAAGGCTGGGAGTATCAAAAAATATTTCATTACCGCATTGGGTAACAAAACAATCAATAGATACTTGCTTTTAGAGGCAAGGCGTAGTAGACCTAGACTCTATGAAAAGTTATTTGGAACAGCTAACAATTCAATCCGAGAATCAGAAGGTCAGTTTGCGTGATGCTTTTAACTGGGCTGGTCTATC